ACACCCGTTCACCGTTAATAGTTCTTGCAACTCCTTTAGTTACTATTTGATGCTGCAATGGTGCACATAATTCTCTAGCACTAGATTTGGCACTGTAATAATAAGTATCTATTCCTAAATCATCTGCAGGCTTTTCTCTCATTTCTCTATATGCTCTGAAAGTAGTTGTTCGTATTACCGTTTGTGCATAACGCTCTACAGTCCACGTCCTACCTCCACTATCTTTAAAAGCGGTAAATCCTCTTTCGTACATCTTTAAAACAGCTTCTGACAATGCTTTTTTATCTGATTTAGTACCAGATACAACACTTACCACTGCACTTTCTAAAGTCTGTTTATAGTTCTTCTGAAGTGCCTTAGGTAATGTAGTATTAATTAAATTATTAACCTCAAACATTGTTTGCTTAGCTAATGAATTTAAGCTATCTTGAACTAAATAATTAGGTTGTGCGTTAGTCTTTAAAGCCTGTGCCAATTGTTGATGGCTGTCTTGATAAACCTTGTAACCCTCATTAGCAATTACATCTCTAAATACATCCTCTGCAACCCCACTATATTTGGCAATTAGCTTAACATTTTCTTCTGTAATCAAATGCATGTCATTTAACTTCTCTAACTGCCAAACATAAGGATTTTCAATTAAATCAACCGTTCCTCGTTGCTTAAGTCTTCTGACTATGTTCTTCATTATTTCCATGGATAATTCATGGTATAAACCTTCCACTTCTTTTGACTTTACCCAATAATTACCATCATTATTCTTTATCTCCATAGATTACCTCATCAGTTTCATCTAGGTTCGGTTGTACTTCTTCGTTGATTTCATTTAACATCTTACTAGCTTCTTCATCAGTCACGCCTAATACTTTTGATATAGCGTATTGCTTACTAACGATTCCACTTGCTAATGCTTTAACCCAATAATCAAGTTCTGCATTTCTATCTGTGAATACTCCATCATCAAGGTTAACAGATATATCCTCTAGCTTAGGTATTTCACCGTGATATATTCCATGTGCTTTACCTAATTCACAAATTGAAACTACAAGTTCTTTGATTGAATGTTCCACTAGTGATACGATACTGTTTCTTAACTGGAATGTATCTGAATTTTCGCTGACAACTTCTGTTGCTGTCTTCATTGTCTTTCCATCAAAGCTAAACATTCCACCACTAACCCCAACTTGCATTTCAAACATTGCTAAACCTTTGTTAATAGCTTTTATGTAATCATCTGCTCTAATCGGTGTAGTTAAATCAACGATTTTACTTTCATCAAGTCCACCACCAATTTGAACATACACATTTTGGTCTGTTTCAAATCTTCGTTTTGTTGTAAATTCAGTTCCTGTCATTACAGTCATAGTTGTTAATCCTTCTGGAACGGCAACTCTTCTTTGTCCCATCTTAATTTCCCACATAAACTCATCATAAGTCCTGTTAATGAAATCAATGGTTGTTTTCGCATTATCAAATATTGATAACCCCAACGGACTGTTAATATCTTTGTTGTTCATTCCAGGTGTTTTCAAGTAAGTAAATAATGGTCTACTTAAACCCTTAATAACTATACTTTCTTCTAAGTCTTCATATAATTCACTTAGCAATACTTGACTACCAATTGTGCTTGAATTGTTTGACTTGTAAAGCTCATTTGTAATTGTTAAATCTTCATCCTTCCACTCGTGAAACTCTATTAATGTGTAATAAATATTTGCCTTACCTTGACTTTTAACAGTCTTAGTAATGATTGCCGCACTACTTACATCTTGCATGTTACTTTGTAATGGTAAAAAAACAGGTGCTTGAATAAATGCTACCTTAATAGTTTTACCATCAAAATATGGTCGCATTGCCATACCACCCAACGCCAAACAACTTTCAAGGTATCTTTCAAAGTTCTTATTAAATCTATCATTTAACAAAACATCATTAACAAACTGATTAATTGTTTCATTATCAACCGTTATTTCAGCTTGTTCGTTGTAAACTAACCCTGCTATCTTCTTACAAGCTGTTCTTGCTAATGGCAAATGATTAAATTTCCTTGTTCGTTGCTCCCCGTCCGTGTTTAGATAGGTTACATCGCTAAATTTACTTTGAAAGTATCTTAAATTGTTCTGAATCCTGTTGTATTCTTCGGAAGACACAACAATTTTCGGATGGTCTAATATACTATTTAAACTACCTTGCATTGTATATTTGCTCCTTTTAAATAAATTCTTAATAATCTGTATAAGTCCCATTCTTGTTACTCCTATACTTTTAATCCTAATAATTTTGAGTTGTCTAAAACAAAATACTTAAATTCATCGACGGTGTGGTCGTCTTCTTTAATTACTTTTGGTTCGGGTGTTTTGATAGTTTTTTCATCGTATCTATACATTTTATGCTCTTCAATGAATATCTTATTATTTTCGTGATCTAAATAAAAAAACTTACCTTGAGCAAGTAAACTTGTTACCATGTCAATCATGGTCTGATTCTTTTTTTTGGCCACGGGTACCCACCTAATTCCAAAATCTTTATAGTATTGATTTCTTAACGCTCCCTCAGCACTATCTATTGTTAACCTGATAATAGGTACATTGTATTTCTCTTGTACTCCAGTAATGAAATCATTAATCATCACTGTTAAATCACTGGGTGCAGCTTTAACACTTCTTCCAGCTGGTGAATAATAGAAAGTATCTAGCAATATTACGTTACCTTTAGCGGTTATACCATAAGCACCACAAGCCGTGGCACTTTGTTGGTGTCCTGTATCCAGCGCATAAGATATCCCGATTACTTTATCATCTGTTGGCAACTCCTTTAATGGATGAAAACAAGCCATGTTATAAACATTATTTCCTAATCCAACTGGTTCACCTAAATAAATGTAGCGATAATAATCAAAGTCATTTTCTTTAATTCGGTTAATATCTGCTAACATTTGCTCTGTGACAAAACCTAATTCATCGTTTAAATAATTTGATTCATGGACCAAATAACCCTCAACTGTTTTCATTTCTTCGCTCCACTCATTAATCCAATCATAAGGATTTCTAGGTGGATTATAACTCCAAAAGAACTGCACAAACGGTATTAATTTATGTTTTTGACGCATAAAAGTAATGTTTGTCTGGTCAAATTCTTCTTTGCTGTCAAATTCAGCAGATTCTTCATACCATACCGCTATGATGTTGTTAATATCATTTGATTTTAGCTTTTGGAAGTCATCTGCTCCGTAGAAATAAAAACTTGAGCCTGTAGCTTTGTGAATTATTTTAAACGGTGATACTGTACTTTTGAATGAATCAGTTAAACCATATAAATTAATGGCCCAATTAATCTTATTAAACACACTATCTCGAATTGTATTTGCTACTTTCCTAATTACAACCACATTAGCTTTCTCACCTTTAGCTATCATTTTAACCATATCATTAACCAGTTTTAAAGCTACTACAGAAGACTTAAAACTATTCCTACCACCTTTTAGCACGTTGTAAGGTACTTTAGAACACCATACTGACTTGAAATGAGGGTTAACGTTCTTTTGAACATAAAATACTTTATTCATCTTCCCACCTATCCACAATTACAATATTCTCACTAGGTGCAACCTCAGTATCTTTTAACAAGGATTGAGTTTCAGCTTTGATTTTAGCTTCTACCACAGGGTTAAATTTACGCCATTGTTCAGGTTTACGATTTTTAAGCCAAAAAATAATAGCACTAGTTTCTGGAAGTGCTACTTTCTTGATTTTTTTAACCCGTTTCTTTTGTTTCCCGTCAATTTCTTCAATGATAGTTTCTGTTTCTTCGTACTCAAAACCAATTGCACGTTTTAAAAGTGCATTTTCAACTTCAAAATCTACTGGAGCCTTTCCTTTTTTTAGGGCGGTCCAAATAGGCCGATACTTCTTTTTCCATTGCTTAAGAGTTGTTAATCCTATTCCCATATTCTTTGCTATCTGTTCATCAGTAAGTCCTTGACGTGCCCAACCCTCAATCATTAATAAGCTATCTTGTTCTAACCACTCTTGGTACTTACCTTTAGCGATTTTAATCACCTCCCAACAGTTTAGCAAGTTCTCTAGCTATCTTACACATCATAACAGGAGGAACACTCATCCCCATAAACCATACTGGTGGTTTATTTTTAAATTTATAATCTTGAGGAAATGAACTAATTAATTTCAATTCATTCTCAGTTGCAAATAACTTATCTTCAAATTTGATTGGTAGATATCCACTAGTTAAAATAGTGTTAGGTACATTTTCATCACTAAACAACACAGTATTAAAGAATGAACCTTTCCCTCTAAGTCTAATGCAAGCTTTCTCTAGGTTAGTTTCACCCTTTTTTGCGTATGCTAATAGTTCACCTGCTACGCCTTTGACTTCTTCTCCTTTGCCCTTTTCTCTAACTTCTTTAAATTTTATAGGTTTCTCATTAAAATTTAATTGTAATTCAGGCAAGTTCAGATCCTTTCTTCTACAAATGAAAAATACACGCTCTCTTTTTTGAGGCACTCCCATAGTTGAAGCATTTAACAAGAATAGTTGCACATCATAACCGATTTTATTTAGTTCTTCAATGATTTTCTTTGAATAAGCTCTACCACTTCCAATAATCATCCCTTTAACATTTTCAGCTATTGCAATTTTAGGCTGCAACTTATCAACAAGTTTTATCCAATCAAAGAATAAATCATCTAATCTTTGTTCAGCTTGTCCCTCAGCAAATACTTTCTTTTTGCCCCAGTCTTTCTCGCGATTTCCAGCTAATGAAAAACTTGAACAAGGTGGACTCCCCTCTAAAACATCAAGATTATATAGTTCTTCTGGGTATTCATCTCTAGCTAAAAAAGTTCTTATATCTTCGTTGTATAAATATTTAGGGTTGTGATTAAGTTGATAAACTTCAGCAACTTTAGGGTCTATTTCTACACCGCCTAAATGTTCAAAGCCTGCAAGCTTAAATCCCATAGTAGAGCCACCACCACAAATAAAGGTACCGAACACTTTTAAACCGTTCTTTTTAGGATAATCTTTAAAACTCCAGTTATACATCGAGCACCTCTAACAAGGCTAATCTTTTATCTTCATTGATTTCATGTAATCTTTCTAATACCATTTGATACTCATCATAACCAAATTCAACTTTTAACATTACTTTATCTTCAAGCTCTGATAATTCAATTTCTTTATTTAATTCACTTGTTTCTTCTTCAAATATTTGTTCAAACTTTTCAAAATCAAAGTTAGTCATATCAAATTCAATTTTATCTAATTCTTGTTCTAAAATATCTAAATCAAAACCAGTATTCATAGTAAGCTTATTATGAACTAATATATATTCACGTTTTTGTTCTTCAGTTAAATGTTCAAGTTTGATTACTGGTACTTCTTCCACACCTAACCTTTTAAGAGCAAGATAACGTCCGTGACCCTCAATAATCACATTATTTTCATCAATTGCTATTGGATCATTATTTCCGTATCTTTCAATAGAAGTCACTATTTGTTCTATTTGCTCATCAGTATGAATTTTAGCGTTGTATTCATATTCTTTTATATCATTAATATTAATATTTACTATTTGCATATCTTCCTCCTAATAAAATAAAAAAGCACCTGCGAACAGGTACTTTTTATATTGCTGACAAAATACTTTTACTTAAAAGAGAACTTGTAAAAATATTACTCTATCATAATAGCACATTAATTATTATCTTTGGTAATATTATATTATAAAATATAATAAAATATTATAAAATATAATAAAATATTATCTATTATTAGGTATTTTGATTGCACTTAATGCTTGTGCATGTAATTTATTTCTAGTATTTTGTGGTAGTTCCATTTTCTCCTCGATAATATCCCAATTAAGGCGTTCTATATATCTAAGAGTTAACAGAAGTTGTAATTTTGGATTTTTCACTTGATTAATAACCTCTAACACTTCTTTTTTAAGTTCTACAGCTTTAAGGCACGTGTCAATAATATCTTGTTTATAGCGATCAGTTTTATCAATCAAAGCTTCCCAACTATCCTGATTACCGCCTTTAATCTGTTCTTTACGATAATCAATAGCTTTAACCCCTTGCTTACGTTGTTCTTCAGCTTTTAGACTTCGTTGTAAGCTGTCAATCCTATCTTCATACCACCAAATACGTTCTAAATATCTTCTTTTATCATTTCCTACACGTTTAATCTTCATCTTTCGTAAACTCCTTTAATAAAGTTGCTAAAACGTACATTGCTATAACTAAAGCTATCATCTCCACAACTGCACATACACTCCAAAATAACCCTATTACAATTGACGGCAGCATTTCTATTCCTCCTTTGCACTCCAGTGAA